ATTGCGATATCAAAAGCTTTTACAATCGCATCTTTGTTTGAACGATAAAATTCTCGAGTTTTCTTAAAGTCATTCGCAACTGATCCAGTAACGAATACTTTATTGCTTTTACGAGTTTCGTCTACGTTAAAAAATTTAGGCATAATTTTCTCCTTTTTTTATTGGTTTAAGTTAAAAAAATAATCTCAGATTAAACAATCGTTGCAAACAATAAAATTATACATTAATGCATTTAATTCATTCGTGCTTCATTTATATCACACTAAGCTTCGAACTCTTTATATATCTACTTCAAAAAAAATAACGCTCGCACACACACATACACAAAAAAAATATCAACGATTATTCAACAGAAGATTAAAAATCTTCGTGTTTTTGTTGTTATATATAAAATCTAGGCGTAGTTTTATGATAGTTGTGGCTAGTGGCGTAAAATTTTTGTTGATGGGGGTTTCTGCGTTGGTACTATATCGATTGGCCTCTAAGATTTTTTTACCAAAATCAGTGGCGCATCTGCTTCAATAACAAGTGGATCACACTCAAGATTGTAACCTTCAAGCACGTATGTTTTACCATTAGCTCTATAGTCCTTAAATTTCTCTTCAACATTACGCTCAAAGTACTCTTTGTTTTCCACAAGGTACTTTATGCAGCTTTGTTGGTTCTTAAAGACAATTTCGTTCCATGTACTACCTACCATTGTTTCACCAAACATATAGAAACCAAAGAACGTAATAACCCAACTCATAGTTTATTAATATTCTGACGAATCCATTCGACGAAGTCTGGATTATCTTTAATTATTTGTGTTAATCCATTAGCCATAGCGTTGCATATACGCTCTTCTTCTTCGTCTTTCAGTTGTAGTCCTAGCTGAAAACACACACCATGTAAGGCTTCATGTATCACGGTGTTTACTAAGGCAGCGCCAGTCTGCGCTCCGTCTATGCCAATCTTTTTTTCTTTAGCAAAGAATTCACCATAAGCTTCAGTAGTAGTAGCATGAGTAGGATTCCAATATTCAATCGTATAGTCCTCATAGCCAATCTTAAGAGTCTTTAGTTGTTTCATTCAGTCCTTTGTGTGAGTTATAGGTGTCCACTAGAAGAGGAGGAAAACTAGTGGACTCCTTTAGTGAAATCTTTAGTATATCTTTACCGACCCATATCGATACGTGTACCTATTATTGGGGTATGCTACGGTACTCTGTAAGTTAATTTCGTGAATCCTCGTGTAACCTAGAGCGTTGTCCGTGCCACTTTTTGCTCTTTATTGGTCTTCCAATGGCACTTTCCATAAATTTGTCGAGTTCTTCTTGAAACGCGGCTTCTTTATGTTCTATGTTAGCTCTGTTGCTATCCACGTCCATAACTGATGTCCAATAATTCACGGCCATCGATAAACAGTCGATTAAGTCATCGTGTTTCAACGCGCCTTTATCTTTAGTCAAACGCGACATTTGGAAGAACAGTCTATGTTCTTGCTCGTGATCGTTATAGTCCTGTCGGATTAAGGCATCATCAACAACTAGTCGGTGTTGATTCATAACCGGCTCAAGTGTATCTATAATGCGCTTTTCTTTTTGCACATTATGTCTTACTTCCTCTATTGAGCACGGATATATCGTATGTAATATAGGCTGCATTATTTGCATAAACATTCCATCACCAAAGTTGCTTTCTATAACAATTTGATTAACGTTTTGCCTTTTAGCAGCATAACAAATATTTTCTAATGTTTCTTGTGAGTAACCACCATCTAAGGCGCCAAATTCTGTAAGATACAGTGTACCGTGTAGCATTTTAACAATGCAGTAAGCAGTCTTGTCGGCGCCTCGTCCTGATGGGTCGATAGCCATTACGCTTCCTTCCCATTTTTTGAAATCTTTTGAAACATGAAGTGGTGAGGTATAGTAATCGCCTTTTAGTCCCACATTTGGAATTTCTGGATCAAGAGCTTTTATTTGGTCTGGTCCTGATGCCCATAAAATCTGTGTTGGTCCTTCAGACCATGATTTAGATCCTGATACAACAATAAGATCGTTAAGCTTTAATGGGTAACGGTCCATATCAGACAAGGTAGTGTCTAACATAAACTGTAAAGCAAAACCTGAACGACCATACGATATTTCACGTTCTAGCAAGTCGTTCTCATCAAATCTTTGTGGATCAGTTGGATCTTTTACTTTTGTTTTACTCTTAGCAATATGAGGCGCTAATTTACCACCATAATTTACTCTTTGTGTATCGTTTGGATAACGAGCAGGCCAAATCCTTGTTTTGAATCCTCGTTCTTCTAATGAGTTATATAAACTAAATTCTGTTTGTGGAGTTCCTAAGAATACAATACGTCCAACTTCTGGTTTAATAATCGCATCAAATTCTTTAACTGTTTCACCTAATCTGTCTCTCATGAGCTGTGTTTGTGAGTTATTTGCAGACTCAACGTCATCAGCAACAATAAGATCAGCACGTGATCCAGTTAATTGTGATGTAACACCTAGCGATTTAACAGAAGGTGCGTGTGAAGCAAGAGCAGGACCAACATCAAACGAGATTTTAGACGATCTTTGATTTTGGTTTGGCTGCAAGTGTTCAAGTATTTCCATTTCACCAATAAGTCTTTGTGTAAATGTAGAGAAATCATCAGCTCTACTTTTAGATGCAGAAACAACAAGTATATTTTTTTGTGGGTCTAGTAATAGTTGGTGGCAAACAAAAGCTGATGTGATCCACGATTTACCAACGCCTCGAAAAGCTTCAATAACTAATCTTTTAGGACCAGCTTGTAAAAATTCAGCTATATCATATTGGAGTGGAGTTGGATCAGGTAAGTTTAAGTGTTTCCAACAAACAAATAAAAAATTTTTAAAATCTTTAAGTCTTGGGTCCATTATTTTTTTGAGCGATTGTATGATTTACTTGTTATTCTTAAATTTTTCTTAGAGTTATTTCTTGGGTTACCGTCTTTATGATCTATATCTTTTCCATCGCCTTTACGCACTCTTCCAGATCTTGTTAGCTGTCTTCTAACTTTATTTCTACTAGCTCTGTCTTTTTTTGCTGAACGAGATGCATGAAACTTTAAGTATTCTGCTCTGTAGTCTCTAGGCATTCTTCTTCTCCTGATTCATCAAATGGTAAATTTTCAATAATATTTTTTGGCTCCTCTTTAGTTTCTACTCCGTATTGTTTAGCAATATCTAAACAAACTTTTAATTCTGTAGCACTTAACTCTTCTCCACTAGTAAGTTTTGAATGAGCTTGCTCAATTAATAATTTTGTAATTGCGTTTGCTTTTTCTTTAGTGTCTTTCATTATTCCATTTCTGAACATCAAACGCCGGACAATCTTTTTCAGATATTTCGTTGTGTCCTATTATTTTTGCCCCTAAATGTCTTTCTTCTAATTGGTCAATTAAGTGTTCTAAACTTTGCCATTGGTCTTGTGTAAAATTGTTTTCTGAAACAGTATGGTCTTCTTCAGTAACACCTCCTATTAAACATACGCCTAATGAATTACTGTTGTAACCTCGTGCGTGTGCACCTGACTCAGTTTCTTTACGGCCTTCTTCAATATTTCCGTTTCTTTTAATAACGTAGTGGTAACCAATTTTGTCAAAACCTCTTTCTTTATGCCATTTATTAATAGTTGCAGCATCAATATCCATAGACGGTCTAGTGGCTGCGCAATGCAATACAATGTACTTTATGTTCATTCTAAACTACTTCTTTCCAAAGAATTTTGTGGCTCCACGAATACCAAACGACGCACTTACAATTACGCCTAATGTATATTTATACCAATCCGGAGTCATTGCTAACGCAGCAAATCCTCTTTCTACATATTCAACAGTAAACGGAAGGAAACATAACAGTAACGGAATCGAAAACAGGATCGTCAAATATTCGTCTTTCCATGAGTCTTTGCTACCTTTAATAGCTTCTACGTCCCAGTCTATTTCACCTGCAATTTGTTTTTTCTTTAATTCTGTTTCTGCTTTAATTGCCGTAAGCTTTTGTTCTGCTTTAGCTTTTCTAGTGTCAATAAAACCACCAATAGCATCACCTGCGACACCTATAAGTGGTTTAATTAGCATTTGTAACATATTATTCCTCAATTATTTTTTTAATTTTTAATCTTCCCATGTCTGAGTAAAGTTCAGCTTTTACTTCTTTACACATAACGTAAATTCCTTCTTGTTCTTCACCAATTTGTCTCGAAACAATTCTTTTCTGCGCCAAACAATCGGCCATACCGTCAGTTGGAACGTACTCTAAAACTTTATCGCCATTTTGAATCATCATCATTGCAAAAACTATTTCAATCATTAGTGAGTTCCATTCTTTTCTTCTAAATCAATTATTCTTTCTTCGTGAAATTGTATTGTCATATCGTTTTTCTTTATGTTAGGTACTTCGTTTTCTACTTGTGTTTTTAGTTTTTCTTGATTAGTTCCTAAAAATTCGACCAACATAAATAATTCTTGTATTTGTGGAGATACCATGTCTCCTTTAGGAACACCGTCAATAAATTCGTTGGCAGCTTCTAAATCTTTTTTAATAAGTTGAAGCTCTGTTTCTATAATATTAAGTCGCTCAATGACTCCAAACCCGAACCAAGCACCAACAATACAAGCACCGATAATACTGATAAGGTTACGAGCAGGCATTGAGATTGCGGTGTTTTCACTTAATTTCATCTCGCTAATCTTACTACAGTAAATATTATTCCGACAATAACACCAATAATACCAACGGCAGAAACGAATCCCCAGCCACGATTCATATTAGCTTTTAAATCTATTATTTCGTCTCGTTGAAATTTTGTTTCTGTAGCAAGTGAGTCTATTTTTGAAATGAGCTCTTTATAGCGCTCTTCACAAATTGCTTCGTGAGTATCAATACGATGCTCTACTTCAGTGGCCATTGTTTTAAAATGCTACAATTGCCGCCGCTACAAGTATAACTACTGCGAATAATGGTATTTCATACCAAAATAAATAATTAAAATTTTCGTAAAAATCGTAATCTTCTATAAATTCTTTAATCTTTTTTATCATTTTTTTGGCTTTGGTTTTGGTTTTTTTGGTTTACTTTTTTTTCCGTACATGTGCAATTTTCTTCCTTTGCTTTTATTTGTTGTTGTAAAGTTTCAATGGCAACTAAACATTGAGCTATTTCGGCTTCTTTAGCTTGTAGTCTTTTAAATATAAGTTCCATAAATTTCAGGTTTCCACCTTCTCCATAGTTGAACAATCCTGTTAGGCTTGTCTGTTAAGTTTTTAATTGTTGTTGAAGCACTTGCTTGTTTTATAAATGTATCTTTATCGTAAGATACTCCATCGATTTCAGATTCGTATTGTATGTATAAGTAGCAATCATCAGGGTACTCTGCTACTTCTTTCTTTTCTGCATTAAATTCGCCATTAGGCGCTATATTAATTTGTCTGTAATCAAATGAAATATGGTCTTTAACTAATAAAGAAACTGAATTGTCTTCATAAGCTATAGTTGTGTGAAGTGGAACGTTTAATATATATCCTAGAATATTTCCATCGATCCATTCAGTAGTACCTAACTCTCTAGGGTGGAGTTCCATAATACCTGCATCCATATCGTATTCTACTCTTCCATATTGAGGAGTTGTCTTTAAAAACTCATAGTATTCTAAAACATCAGCTTCTGTGATGTTGTCTACTCCAACTTCCCAGCTTTGTGTCATATAAACGTTTTCTAAAACTATTTGTCCGCAAACATTTCGATTAGAAATAATTTTTTCGTTACCGTTTAAATAATTAACATCAAAACCACCTTGTCCTTTACTAAGCATCTTTTGCATCTGTGCTCTTGTAGTAGCCATAGTTCCACAAGATGAAGTAAATGAACCACCTTTTTTTAAAAGAGTAAGTTTAGATATGAAACAATCACCTATTCCAAAATCTTTTTTGCTAAATTCAATCATAAATTATACTATCTCCACCGTAAATGCGCCTGTAAATTCGTTTAGTATATTACTGCCAATAGTTGTGCTACCTGTTGAGCTGTGTGTTCCACCATCTATTGAAATAGAATGTGAATGGTAATTATCTAAAGTCTCTACATCTATTTGACCTTGACTTGGATTCTGTGCGCCTCCATTTCTTATAATTATACCATTTCCGGGAGTTTGACCTGAAACAAAAGGAGATGGAAAAACTGCGTATTGCGTTCCATTAATTTTTAATGCTTTACCTGCAAATTCTGACCACACATGAGAACCACCTTGAGGAGTGTCTCCATAAATATTGAAACCTGTAACACCTGCAGGCAATGAATTTGTACTATAACCTGTTCCTGAATATCTTGTAGCAAGCCACATATCAATTTTGTAGGTGTTAAGACTAAGTTTTGCGTTAACTTCATTATAAGCAATAATTGCAGTTAAAAATCTTGATGTTCCGTTAACAGTTATTACTCGATCTTGTGCAGAACCACCACCACTAATACTAAAATTAAAATATCCGTTTGACCCTCTACTACCGCTACCACAATATCCTTTTGCTGTGTATGTAGTCTGAAAGTAAGCGTGAGTCCACGTAACCGTGTTTCCTGTAAAAGCTGCACCGTCAACAGCACTTGCACCATACCACTCATTAAATGCCATTTGCGCAGCTGAGTTTTTACCGATAAGTCCTCTTATATCTGCGTCATTTATTGATGCTTGAGTGGCAGAGCTTCCTCCTGCTTCAACATGCATCTCATTAAGAGATATTGCTCCACTACTTGTAAGAGGCACTACTTACCTCCTTTTAATTCTTTAATTTCTGATTTTAATTCTTTGATTGCCTCAATGAGATAACCAATAGTATTGCCATAAGCAACTGATTTAGTGCCCATCTCATCATCTGCAGTTTTGACTAATTCAGGAGCAATCTTTTCAAACTCTTGCGCAATTACTCCACTATTAGCCACACCGTCTCTATCAAAAGTGACTCCACGCATTTGAGAGACTTTGTCTAAAGCGTTGTCAATTGTTTTAATGTTTGTTTTTAATCTTTCATCTGAATACGCTGTAACATTATTGTTAAAAGTTGCGGCACCAGCATTTGCTATATCTAAAGTTAATGCAGTAATTGTTGAGCCACCGTCATTACCTTGAAATAGCATTGAACCATCTTGTACACTTGCCTTAACATAAAAATTATTTCCACTAGAAGTTAGTCTACCTATTTCTGTTCCACCTACTACATGAAAAATTCCATCACCTTGAACATTACCTGAAGATGTAGTTGAACCTGTTACGGTTATTCCACCACTTGCAGTTTCAAGTTTCTTAACGTTGTCGTGATATAGTTGTGTACTTCCATTATGAACGCACTCAATGTAAGTTTCTGTTGCGTCTGGATTCATTAACAAGATATTTTCAGCTTGTAATTTTAAATGACCTGCGCCGTTTTCTTTAATAACACTATGGTTGTTACTAGTTTCATGATAAATTTGTAAATCTTGACTAGCACCAAATTCTAATTTTTTATCGTCTGGTATAGCAATACCATCAGTAGTTGTTGTAAATACAATTGCGTCATCGTATCTTAACTCAACAGCACCATCGCCTGTAAACGTTGCCATTGTATCAAGAGCATTCGCTTTTACAATTTGTAGTTTGTTAGTTTGAATTAATAAATCACCTGTTCCAGCGCTGTCTTTAATATAACTATCATTTCCATCGTGATAAATTTCTAAATCATTACTATCTCCGAACCTTGCTTTAACATCGTCGTTAAAGTCAACACCGTTAGCTCCACCAACACCAGCAGGTACTGATGCCCAAGCAACACCTGATGCTGCACTACTATCTGCTTTTAAATAATGTCCGTCAGTTCCAACAGATAATATTGTTGGGTCTCCTGCTCCATCTCCAACAACTATTTGACCTTTTGTAGCAAGGTCTGAGTTCATTATTGCTCCTGCTGCATCTACATTCGTAGCATCTGTAACATCTGCTGAAGCTTCAATAGCATTTAGTTTTGTAAGTAAAGCATCTGTAAAAGCATTAGTATCTGCCTCACCTTCATAAGCAGATTTAATTTCTGCTCCTGTTTGGTCAGCAGTAGCTGAAGCCTCAATAGCATCAAGTTTAGTTCCGTCTGTTTGTAAATCTCTTCCATCAACAGTTCCTGAAACAATTATGTTTCCTGTAACATCAAAATCTTTATTTACATTCCATTTAGTTCCTGAGTGAGTGTAAGTAAGTGTAGCACTTGCTCCATCAATAGTAAGTCCAGCGCCATCTGCAGCAGAGCTGTCAGCAGCTCCACTTGCTAAGACCATATTTTTGTCATCAACAGTCATTGTTGTTGAATTAATTGTAGTAGTAGTGCCATTTACAGTTAAGTTTCCACTCATGGTTACTCCACCAGTAATATTAATATTTCCAGTTCCTGTAATATCGTTTGAGTTTAAATCTAAATCTCCTCCAAGTTGTGGAGTAGCATCTCCAGCTACACTTGTAATTCCTCCAGCTGTTATAGATTGCCAGTTGGATCCGTCGTAGTAACCAAAAGTATTTGCTGATGTATTAAACGCTAAATCACCTGCGTCGTTACTTGAAGCTGGATAAGAAGTATCAACTCTATATCTTTCACCAAAACTATTTACACCTGATAAATTACTAGCAACTGTATTAACATTAGCAATTGAACCTCCAACATTATTAACGTTTGTAATAGCTCCAGCAACTGTTGTAATATTTGCGTTGTTTGTAGCAGCAGCAGTTACATCTGATGCAATGCCTGCGACTGTAGTTACGTTTGCTGAAACACCAGCAACGGTTGTAATATTTGCGTCGTTTCCTGCGGCCGTTGTAATATTGCTTGAAATACCAGCTAGTGTATTCATGTTTGTAACATTGGCTGAAGTTCCTAGAACATTCATGTCATTAACAACATCAGCCGTTCCTAGAGTATTCATATCTGCAACTACATCTGCAGTTCCAAGTGTATTCATATCTGCGACTACATCAGCCGTTCCTAAAGTATTTAAGTCTGCAACTACATCAGCAGTTCCTAAAATTGCCATATCAGCGATAGCGTCAGCAGTACCAAGTAATCCTATTTCAGTAGCCTTGCCTGCAACTGCTCCTATATCTGTAGCGTCAGCAGCAACAGCAGTTACATCACTAGATATACCAGCGACTGCTGTAATATTTGTATTGTTGCCTGCAACTGTAGTAATATTTGAGTTTGCTCCAGCTACTGTGTTAATGTTTGCGCTGTTAGAATTAACAGCATTAATATTTGTTGAGTTTCCTGCAACAGCAGTAATGTTTGTATTATTACCTGCTACTGCGGTTACATCTGAAGATATGCCTGCAACAGTTCCTATGTCTGTAGCATCAGCAGCTACTGCGTTTATGTTTGTACTGTTACCTGCTACTGCATTTATGTTAGTAGAGTTTCCTGCTACAGAAGTAACATTAGCTGAGATACCTGCAACAGTAGTTACATTTCCACTTATACCTGCGACTGTATTAACATTTGCAATATCAGTGCCTACTGTATTTACATTTGCAATATTTACAGCAACTGTGTCTATTTCTGAGGTTGCTTCATTTAAGTCATTAGCAGCAGTTTCTATTTCTGAGATTGCTTCGTTAAGATCATTAGCTACAGTTGTAACATCTGCAATGTTTGTAGCGACTGTATTAACATTAGCAATAGCGCCTGCTACTGTTGTTACATTAGCATTGTTGCCAGCTACTGTAGTGACATTTGCTGAAATACCAGCGACAGTTGTTACGTCACTAGCTATGCCAGAGACAGTTGTAATGTTTGGAATATTTGTGGAGATGAATGCTCTGTTTACTGCGTCTGTGTCAACAGTAGGAGCAGCAACATTTTTAATTCTTTTTGAATTTGCGTTCCATTGGAAATCACTTGAGTCAATAGATATTTTATCTGCTGCGTCATCAATAGCTTCTTGACCCAACATAAACCCTTGTGTTGAATCTGTATCTAAATCTGTTTCTGTTAATACGGCTCCTGAAACATAATCCGTTAATCTTGCATTTTGACTTGTTGCTCTTCTAAATTCAATTGAAGTTGTATTAACAGGAGCTGGTGAAATTGTTGCTACAGTACCGGCAGCATTGAGTGTGAAAGAGGTACTAACGCCGTTAACCGTGCATGCTAAATGCGCCGAGTCAATATAAGAAAACGGAATTGCAAAAGCTGTTGTGTTTCCGTCTCCTGTGTATCTTACGAAGGAGTTTGCCATAATTTATTATTCCTATAGAGGTATCTGTTAGTTTGAATAGTTAAGTATATCCTTAAATACTTCTTGGTAATCGATATAACCTCGCTTATCGTCTACCGAGTATAGTGATTGGAATCTTCCAAGTGTTTGTAGTTTGTAATCTTTGCTAAGCTCTGGATTTCTGCTTATTACAATGTCTTTTATTTGAGTTCTGTATAAACCATAAAGGTCTCTCATCATTTTAACTTTTGCTACGTTTATATGACCAGTAGCAGCATTAATTCTATTTTCATTGTATCTATCGTCCATAGTAATCATTTTGTACATGGCTTCTTTAACAGTAAGACCATTATACTGCGCAAAATATCCTTGTTGTCCTTGCAATTTATAATGCCCTAACATTTTGTGCATAACGTCAATAGGCAATTGCTCTTGACCATCTACAATCATTGCATATTTTGGATTAGTTAAATCAATTGTAGTTCCAAACAATCTTTTACCTTGCATGGAAATTCCTTTACCTACATCGTCTTTTGTTGTTTGTGCTATTTTTGCAAGTTCGTTATAAACAATTGAGTCTTCTGTTGTTATACTTCTACCTACAATCATTGGAGCCCACCATTGTTTAGGAAATCCAAATAAACCTTTTTGTTTATGTTGCACTTCGCCAAGCATATTGTATTTAGGTGGAACGCCTTCAGCATCTCCCCATGTAAGATTATTTACTGTATCTGCCAATGTTCTTACTTCACGCATTAAAGGATCTGGATTTAATTGTCTCATAAAACTATTATAAGGAATAAAACTTGCTGCGTAGTTGTTTGCAACTTTTTTCCATTTATAAGGAGTTCCTTCAGCAATTGAAGTTATGAAATCAGTAATACCAGTTAAATACGTTTTTGATGTTAAGTTTGATGCTACTGATGCTACTGCAGCTATACCAATGTCTCTGTCTCTTTCTGAGCTTGCAGTATTTAAAAAGTAAACTAAATCTGCAACAACACCTACTAAAGCAAAACGAGGATCCATACGTCGATAATCAATCCATTCTGTAGTGCCATCAGGGTTATTTATTTTAAATGAGTATGGTCTGTGGTTTAGTAACCATGCTTCTCTTAATACTGGATTTTTTGGTCCACGACCTGTTATTTTTTCATTAAGTGTTAAGTCAGCTACTTGCCACACTAAAAATGTTCCAAATAATTGTCGTCCGATTGCTTCTGCCGCTTGGTGCCCACCAGCTTTAATATCCATAATATTTTTCTTAGCAACTGCTCCAAACACAGGCATACGCCTTACAGTATGTCGCCATAAGTTTACTGGTGTTCTTACAAACGGAACCAATGTTTTAAATATGTTGTAATCCATTGCCATCATATTTTGTACTTTTGATCCCATATCGACCCATACGTCGTCTTCGGCTAAATTAGATGTAAATGTGTTTTCTCGAGAGTATTGTCGTGCATCTTTGTTTTGAAACTTACCATTTTTATCAAATCCATTTTTTTCGTACTTAACAACAAAGTTATCAAGATCGTTTCCTTTTAAACCTTTTTCAAGACCTTCAAAAACAGCAAGCTCGTGTAACTTTGCTCTATAGTTTATTTGTTTAAATAATTCATCTGATGTAATTAGTAATCTTGATGGAATCCTAAATGCAGCTCCAATAGTATCAACAATTAGCCCACCAACTTGATTTTTAATATTTAAGTTTTTTGCTGAGAAAGCTCTTGGTGCTTTATTCTCGATAATACGACCCATTACATCACCGGTTAAATCTTCGCTTATAAAAGATTTTTTTACTGCAGTAAGTGTATCTCTAATGCCACGAAACATTCCAGCGTATCTTGCGTAAGCGCGGTGTAGTTGCACTAAGTCTGCTTTTACAAGTCCACCAAGTGCTAATTCTGCCGGTCTTAAAAATGTTTCTATAAATGTTGAGCCGGTGTTAATTGCTTGAGTAAATGGGCCAGATAATAAACCATTAATATATATTTCAATTCCAATATCCCATGTTTTTTGTTGCCAAGTGCGTTCTACAGCTTTTCTTATAGACCCAAAATCGTCCATTAAAGCTATTTTTGCAGCAAATGAATCTATGTCTCCTTCAAATGCTTTTGCAACTTTATAAATTTCATCAATATCAATTTTAGATGCTCCAGTTTTTATAACACCTGCTTGTGTTGTTCTTGCAGCAGCTTTAATTGCAGTTTTTAATTCGTCAGTAGTATTTATAATTAATGCCAATGCTTTTGATAAGTTTGCTTCAATAACTGCATTTTTAGGATCTTTAGTTAATGCTTTTGCCAAATTAATAGCTTCTTGTCCTAAACCTTGAAGAACACGTTTAGTTGCATGCACGCGTATTGGCATCTCTTCAATATTATCAATTTTTAGTAGTCCATTTTTAATAACGTCGCCTTCTAAATCTAACATATTAGAAAGTTTTACTAGATCATCGTTTGTTAAAACTTTATCCCATTTTTCTTTGTAACCGTGTTTAGCAATAGATTGAATAACGGCATCAATAGCCATCTGAACATCACTAGAGCTTCTAAAGTTTTTGTGGTTTATTGGTAAATCAATCTCATCAATCTTTTTGTTTCCTGCAATTACGTCATCTAAAGCTTTCATATCGACAATTACTTCAGTTTGTTTTGCAGAATCAAGAACATCGTCGGATTTCATAGGTGCTTGTGGTGGTCCAATAAAATCATCAGCTTCAACTCTTTTTACTTCGTCCATAGTTAAACCAAGCTGTCTTGCTTTTACCGCAATACGAGCTGCTTCTACTCTATCGGCTTTCCATTTATTTGTTGTTGGATCTACAAACTTTCCTTTAAACGCGCCTATACTTTTTATTATTCCTGTAATTCCAACAGTAATTCCTGCGCCTTCTAATGCTTGTTTAAGTTTTATTTTAGCAACAGAGTCATCTTCATCAGTTGCTAAATAACTTATTACAGGTATTTCTAATGCTGGAAAATGATGAAGAAGTGCATCAACAGCCGTACCGTCTTCAGGATCGAATGCCGTAACATCAGCGAATGCTCCAGCTGCAACTTCCATTCGAAGACCATTTACTAAAGTGTTAATTTTTGGTCCAAGTTGATACATTTTTTGAGCAGTGCCTTTTGGATCAACAATACCCATTGTTATTTGTTTAAAACCTTGTTTTGCTGCGCCGTAGTTTAAAAAGAATGCTAAAATATTTTTATTTAAATGTCCTCCCATTGTATCAGGTATAAGTGCTTCAGGAGTTATTGCTTCGTCAATTCCACCTTCAGCAAAGTATTCTTTTTCTAATAATTCTGGTTTCCACCCTTTACCTGCTGCAAATTGCAACGATGCGTTACCTAAACCAATCCACGGATTAATAACCCAGTTTACAAATTCAGCACTTCCTCCTATTGCTTGGAATGGTGCAGCTAATACGCCTTTAGTTCCGTCAATAAAATTTTCGCCAAAAGATCTTTCTTTATTTTGTTCTTCTATTACTTTATCAGCTTCATTAAGAGAATTGATTGTTTGCTCCCACTCCTCATAAGTTAAAACGTTAAGTTTCTTTTTTTCTTTTTGTTCTTTCCACTCTTCGTAAGTTAAAATTCTAGGAGCAATTGTAATTTCAGGAATTTCTTCTTGCATTATTCGCTAGTATCTTCCATAGGGTTTTCACTATTTGCTTTTTCAGTTATATTAATTATTTCGTACCACTCATAAATCAGGTCTTCTACTTGACTAGGTTTTAAATTATTTTCTTCAAGCATTTGTGCAATGTAACCAGTACCACTAGTTTGATAAACTTCTAGTGCTAACCTTACTTGCTCTCTAAGGGATTCAGCGTCTTGCTCCATACTAAAAGTCATTGTCGGAGGTAGTATGCCTTTAACTCCGTATTCTAATTTGTCTGTGTCATAAAGTTTTTTGTCAAACGGCGCTATGTCTGCTGGTGCTAATGATTTATAATAATCGTATAAAAAATCTTTAGCTCTTATTGCTTCTGCTTCAAATAGAGGACGCATGTATGGGTTATCGAGATCAAGTTCAGGATTTGCTTCTACATAATCTTTCATAAGTGTTCCAAAAGCACTTGATGCAGCTGCAGCTCTTGTTGATGCGTCAGGGTCATAAGCGGCCATTGGTCCACCAGTAAAATCATTTTCTAAAATTTGTTGCATATCCTTTACAAAAGCATCAGCCATTAAATCGCTGTAATGCTTTTTCATAAAGTTTTCGTGTACTTCTTGTTCGCCGTAAAGTGTTTGTCTTAAAGACGCAAGTTCTTCTTTTGTTTTTGCGTTAAATATAGTTGAACCATTTTCCCTTGTGTAACTTTCAGCTTGATCTAACAATTTAAAAGCTAAATCGTAATTAGCGTTAACATCACCTTTTACTGTTAAGCTAGCTACTGCTGATTGGTAAGCTTGCCAAGCAATACTATTAAATTCTTCACCACTTATACCGGCTATTAATGTGGCGTTGCTTCCTTCTCTACTTAATACTTCGTAAATTTCTTCTGTATCTAAATTATTTTCTAATGAATCTTCAATTCCTTCGTCAATAATAGTACCAATGTTTTTCTTAAAGACGTCGTGTTGCGCTTGTACCATTTTTGCTTGATACGACGCAGCAATATTTAAGTTTGATGACTGAACGTAAGAATCAAGACCTTTTAAAAAGTACATACTTTCGCCTCGTAAATCTTTGCCAAAGTATTCGGCATCATATTCTGTACTCCACAGCGCATATTGTGATCCGTCTTTATCTACCCAATCAGTATTGCCTTCTCTATTCAATGTAATCCAGTCAGTTAGTGCTGAAGATTTTAAATTTGCATATTCAATACCAAACGCTTTACCTTTAGCATTATCGTAAACACCTTGCCAATAAGGTGATTGAGTTCCATCAAGTTCACCATTTTTAACAGCTTCTGCGTAAGAACGAGCTTCAGTTGTTCTTGCTCTTATTTGAGCATCTGCGTCTGTTTCTTTCGTTATTTCTGTACCTTTGTAATTAGCATAAGCATTTAATGCTGGTGTTGCAGAATTTTTTAGAGCTCTAGCAATTTCTAAAAGTTCAGTTGTTTGCGGCTGAGCTGCTCGTCCTCTGTATGTTGATTGAAATGCCATTAACTACTACTCTCTTCCCCTTTAGATTCTCCGTAACCACCGGATTTATAAGTTGAATATGAATTAACACCGGCACTTGCTACATTAATCGCAAGACCTAATGCTGATGGCCTATTAGCAACAGGCTGGTTATACCAGTTTCTTGTAAATGCCGCATAAGCATCTTTTTCTGCATCAATGTAATAACGATTGTACGCAATTACGTCTGCCTCAAGCACATTTGTATCAAAGTCAGCGTCAAATCCAACATCTCTCATTAAAGCATAAAGCATTCCTTTACCTTCGCCTGCACTTGCGCGTGCTGTTGCCAACGCATCTCGTTTGTCTCTTTGAATTTTAAATCTTTCTCTAGCTGTTTCTTCATTTTTAGTAATTTGTTCAGCATCAATTCTCATTTGATCTTCTTTATACGCTTGCCATGCACTTTCTCGCGCTATTGCATTTTGGTTATCAGTATATTCGGCCATATCTTTTTGACCTTGATATTCCATATATGCAGAACCAGCTTGCAAGCCAAAACTTGCTACAGCCATTGTCATCGGATCACACATGTTCTTTTTCCCTTATCATTAAATAAAATTCTTTATTGTGGACTCCATACGGACGCTTTGCGCGTATTTCAAATCCACAAAATTGAAGCCATTTTAAAGACTTCCAGTTATCTGGATAAACCCAGTTGTAAATTACATCATACCGATTTTGCATTTTCTTAATCCAAATTCGGCACTCTTTTAAAAATTGTCTTCCTATCGTATCAATTTCGTTACTACCTAATAACCAAACAACACCGTAGTTTGGCATGTAAGTACAGTCACCGACACCGAACATACCAATTACTTTTTCTTCATGTATAATTGAATACGTTTGAGTATTTTTGCCTCCAAAACCACCTAACAATGATTCTAAAGGTTTTGCGTTTGCTGCAAATAAAAGTTCGGTTAAATCTTGTTCTCTTAATTTTGTACTTAAAATGTAAGCGTCTTCTATTTTAGCAGGTCGTACATAAGCTTTTGTTGGCATTATCCTCTTGTTGATCTTCTGTTATAAAAACTTTCTATTTCGGCCGCAATTAAATGAAACGGCAAATGACTGTTTGATTTTACTGTAACTTTATGTTGGTCGTTTTTTGATTGTACAGGTATTGTAAATGTTCCAGTTAATATAGTTGGAGTTCCTAATAAAAATGAAGGATTAGAAATTAATCTTCCATTAAATGTGTATGTCTTTGAATCTCTATCAACTGGATCAACTTCTACTTGAAAAAAAGCTGAGTCTTTATAATCAAGTGCATACGTTCGTACTTGCATGCGTCCTGATGTTACAGCAATAGTTCCTCTTGATGTTTCTTCTCTTAAATAAACAGTAGAAAATTCGTACTTTGTTAAATATTGTTTACCAAAATAAACACTAGTATAGTTTCCATTAACATAATACGTAGCGCCAGAATTAGAAATAACTAAGTCTTCTCCATTAGTTGAATTTACAGCTATAAGACCAGCTTTTTCACCATACGGCATTGTAAATTGAGTTTTGTCTGTAGCAGCATCATAAGTTCCACTTAATTTTACTCTATGATCTAAAGCTACTTTGTATGTTAATCCTGTATCACTTAAATTTTGAACATCAATAGTAAACAACTTTAATTGGCTTGCGTCGTTTGCTAAAACATAAACTGTGCTGTCTACAACAAATAGACCTACAATAGTAACATCGTACGTCCATTTACTCCAAGAAGCTTGAATTTTTTGGTTTGCATCCCAAAAGTATTTATAAATATATACTTCAGTACCTTTGGCAAAAAACATTGTGTCTTCCATTGGACACACCACAAAGCTCGTTAAATCGTTTGGAATATATGTACTTACACCAGCAGTTATGTCTACTGAGTCGTTTGTTAATGTATCGTTATCAGCGTAGTATTCTCGTATTGCAGAAAAGTCTCCACGTTCCTGAATAAAATAAATGTAGTTTCCAACAGGAATAGGCGCAATAACATCTGCGCTTTCAAATTGTGTTGTTGCGTCAATACTTACCGACGTTGGAGTTAAACTTCCGCCATCTGTTTGTAAAATAAATTGAGTAGTATCTGAAAACAAAAGTAATTGCTCATTATACTCAATTGCGTGTTTCAAAGTTGATACTTGCATAGACGAAGCTGCAATATCAATTGGATCAGTATCTAGTACGTCAGTTCCTGTAGTTGCAAAGAAATTGTAAAATGAACCACTTTCACTAAATACAATATTTTCACCAGATAAAAATCCTAATCTATTTTTATAAAATAAAATATTATTTATATTTTTGCCTACAAAAGAGGGGTTAGAATTTGTGTATTCATCACCTGATGCTCTTAAATCCCAATTTAATTGTTTAAATGTAAAAGTGC